TTCCATGTTATTTATATTTAGTTAATGAAAAAAGTTTATTTAGTACTTGGTGTATAATTAATATTTAATAATTTCATATATGTATTAATTTTATCTGCTAATACATAATCTTCAGTTTCTAGCGCCTTTTCAAGTTGTATTATTAATACGTCTTGTTCAGTTTTTGCGCTGTATACATTATATTCGTCATCTTCAATTTGTTTATAAAAATTCATTTTAAAAAATTTATCATAAAATTTATTTATATCTTCAATTGAATAAAATACTTTTTTAATGTTTTTATGTTGATTTAAATCTTTATTGATACTTGATAAACTTGCATTATTAGATAATATGTTTAAAAATTCTTCATTAAAAACATCATGTTCTAGCATTTTTTTAGCAAATAATTCAGGAACATCTGAAAATACTTTAATTAAAGCTATTAAATTTTTTATTATAACTTTATCATTCATAAAATTTATTTAAAATATTATAATTTTGTTTTAATTAAATTTGGTAATTTCATATCTGGCATATATTCAAAATCTATATAATTACATGTAAAACCAATTTCAAATGAATCATTTTTTACACTTGTTTCACTATATGAAAAATTAAACCCGCCTAATTTAGTAAATACTATTTCTCGTAATTCATATTGCCAATTTATTGCTCTATTTTTATCTAAAACTTGAATTAAAAATGGATTAACAAACATTGAATCATTATGTATATAATGCCACATCAAAATGTCTTGTAATATAAAATAATTAGCATAATTATCAATAGATTCAATTTTAACTAAAAATGTTTTAGTATAAATATCATATGGTGCTTTAGAAGATTTGTATATAACTTCTTTTCCATATCGTCTATTTTGAGCAGTAGTAGTTGGAAATTCTAAACCTGGAAAACTAATTCCTAATATTGAATTATTTAAATAATCAATTACATCACCAAATATACTATGCATTCGTTCTAAACGCTCTTTATATTTAACTTGTAATTCTCTTGGAACAAAATCTATTGGAAAACTAAATACAAATTGATTATTTTGTGAATTTAATGATGCAGCCATAATTAGTTATTTATTTTATTTATTATATTCATTGTAAATAACATATCTACCAGCATATGTTGTTGCTCAATTTTAAATATAATGTCTCCGTTTTCAAAATTTATTTCTCCAGAATCAGTATATAAATCAATATCTATTTCATCTTCAGCAGTTTTAAATGTTAATGTAATACGACCATTATTCGGTAATGCGTATGGTATAACATTTCCATCCTGAGATTGTTTAGCAATATTAAATTTAACTACATTATCGAACGGATAAAGTAATATTTGTAATTGTCCTATTCCATAATAAGTTTCATCTTGAATATCTTCAGACCTATTTCTAGTTATAACTTTAAAATTATCATACAATACAGGATATGGAACATCTATTTTTTCTACTATTGTTTTTGGTTCCCCAAAACTTTTTATTTCCAATTTATCAGATTTAGCATTATAAACAGATACATCAAACGCATTCTCAACATTAATTTTTGTTAATATTCTAGAATATTTTGAAACTTCATCTTGTAACATTGTATATGTTGCACGACGTTCTATTACGTTTGAATCTGATGCATTTACAAGTGTCATAATGACATCTATTGCTGCTGTAGTAGTTGAAAATGTAATAACAGGTCTAAACCAAATAGCATGGTCAAAATTGTTTTCTGTAAAATATTGAACTGTGTTAGTAATAACATTTTGTTCAATAATATTAACCTTGTACGTTACATAAAAATAATTTCCTAAGCTTCTTTGCTGTTCTATAAATGTTTCAAAGTCACTACTGTTATTATTATATGTTCCAACTATTTCAAAAAAATCTCCTTTATTAGATGATATTACTTCAACTGATAAATCTTCAAATTCTGGTGTTTGAGAAATAGAAGTTGAATAAGTTGAACCAACTAAAAAAGTAATTTGATTAAATAAATAATCTTTTTTAAGTAAAAATGAAAAATCTATAAATATTGGAGATGTTGCGCTTATTCCTGACAATGTCGGTCCAGCTAAATTTGCATTTATAGAACCAGGAGTTGGAATTAATGTAAATTCACCTGAATTTGTTTGTGATACTTGTTTAGATAAAACACTTGTAGCAGGTATTTGTATTTCTTTATATTTCCCCCATAATACATCATTATGTAAAAATGGTGGAGCTGCTAAATCTAAAGATTTAGATGTATCTGTTTGATCAAAAAAGAAATTAGATAAATATATTTTTCTTTTTCCTGTTATATCTAACACATATAAATTTAATAAAAATCCAATATAATCTTCAAATGAATAATTTACTGGAAAATATATTCTAACAATATCATATCGTTGTGGTACATTATATAAATATGTTGAAACTTGTAAAAATGGATATATTGTTTCATCCATATATCCCCACTTACTAGTTTCATCATTAATTAATATTAAATTATTTGATTGAATATTATTCGTTACACTACTTAATGTATTAGTTTCTTCAGTATTAACAAAGTTATATTGATCATCTAATGTATTTACAACTACTTTATAATTTTCTATTAATAAATTATCATCATCGTATATCCATTCAAGTAATACATCTTTATTTAAATTTATAAATTTTGAAGTTCGCATTAAAATTATTTACTATTTGATATTATATATTTAATAACTGTTTCATTTATATCTTTAATATCTATTTCAGGTTTATATTGATGAATCATTTCAACGATTTTTGTTATTTCTTGTTCAAATTCAACTTCTAATTTATTAATTTCTCGTTTTGGCTCCTCATATTTGTCAACAAATTTTTCAAATGTTGCAGTTAATTTTACTATTTTTTCTCCTTTTGTCATTACTGCTAAATCTTCATCTTCATATATTTGTTCCATTTCATTTTTAATATCTACCATTTTATTATAATAAAACTTAGTCTTTTCTTTATACTTTTCTTGTATAAGATTCATTTTATTTTCATAATCTTTTATAATTTTAGATATTCTACTTTGAAATAACTTGGGAATTTGAATCATTACCTTTAACTTCTTTTTTAACTACATTTGTAGTTTTTGTCTTTTTTGTCTTTCTAACTGTACTAGTAGGTTTTTTAATTTTTTTAGTTGAACGTTTTGTAACAGTAGATTTACGTTTTTTATTATATACTATCTCTTCTAATAAATCTTTTATTTGTTTTTCTATTACAGAAGGATTATTTAATAATTTAGATACAATATCAGTAACTAAATAATCTATTACACCTCCATCAAAATTTTCATCCATCATTTTTATAAAAGTTGGGTTAGGTATCATTTCATCAAGCTTAATATTAAGCTTGATTTTTTTATTTCTTTTCATTTGTTTTAATAACATAGTTCCAGCACTAGCTTCAGATTGTGTATTATTATAGGTAGAACCAGGATTTATTGGTTCTCCACTTTTAGTATATAATGGTTGAAATCCTTCCTTTTTTTGTTCTTGTAATGAATAATCATCTCTATCTACTACAACTGATTTAACTGGACCTGGTGCATCTTCAACTGGCAATTCTTTTGGAGATTCTAATGTTTTAGATCCCATTTCTTCATTTCCTCTTAAAGATTCTGATAATTTCTCAGCCTGTGTGCTTATTCTATTAATTATTTTTGAATCATCAAAAAATGTATCAGGATTTACTACATCTGCATCAACAATTGATTGTGAATTTTCATTTATAATTGTTTTTATATCTTCATTATTTGTCATTTCACCAAATGTCGATCCTGAAATATTAGTAGTGTTTGATACTTCATCAAATAATTCTAATATTCTATTTTGTTCTATTCTACTTCCATCATCAAATATTATAAATCCATTTCTAACATCTGATACTGTTTTTGCTGGAGCATCGTTTAATAATTTATATTTATATTGTTTACCAACCATTTCAATTAACACTTTATTTTATTTATAAAAATACTAACTCTCTATAATAAAAAAAGACCTCTTTTTGAGGTCTTTTTTATGTAAAAAATTAATAATTACTATAGATCATCGAAAAAATCATCTATTTCTTGGTCTGATGTTTCAGCATTAGAAGTTATTACTTCTTCTGTAACTGCAGTTGTAGATGGATTACTAGATTCTGGAGCAGTTGTAGTTGCAGTTGTATTTGCAATACTTTTAGCAGCTACTTCGAATTCTCCATTAACACCTGTTAAAAGATTAACAATTGAGTTAACTCTAACTTTGTCATCATCTGTCCAACGTTTAGGTGCAAATTTATCAAGGTCATATTCTCTTTTAAGTAAAAATTCTTTTACTTTATCACGAGCTGAAGATTTAATAACTGTTCTACCATCAAAATCTTCAACTGGCATAACTTTAAATTTACCATCCTTTGGACTTTTAATAGTTAAAGGTCGTCTTTCAAGAAATTTTGAACTATCATAGTTATTCCATTCACCAACCTTTTTAAGTACTAATAAAAAGTCTTTACCTTCTGCTAAATCAAAAACATTACATTTTTCACCATACATTCCCATTTTTTCTTCCTTAATCTTATTAGTGATTTTAACACCATACTGAAAAATCATGATTTTTCCTTCATTCTCAGGATGTTGTACATCTTCAAGAATAAGAATATAAGAATAGTAACCTACGGATCTATTAATTAGTCCTGCTTTTGCTTGATCAGCAACACTTCTAGAATTATGTAATTTCCAGTAAGTATTACAAACTGGGCATGTTTCACCAAAGTTTTTTGCACAATCTAGTGCGCCGTTTAAATGGTCTTGACCTTCAATTTTAACATAATGAGTTAACTTTTCCATTGCAGAATCGCCAACTGTTTCATCACGAGTAAAATTAGGTAAAAACCTCATTTTTACAACATATCCTTTATCAGGATCTCCATCTTTAGGGTCTGGTCTAAAAATTCCGTCTTCATTTCTTTTCTTAGGTTCTAGGAAACTAAGCGTTGATTCACTGTCTAAGTTAAATAAATCGTTTTGTGCCATAAATGCATTAAATTATTTTTTTTTATATGTTAATATTATAACATTCAATATTAAAAAGTTTTAATTCTATACTAATAAATATTCATCTAAATTTTGTTTAAAATATAAAACTTTATTGTTTCGATATATACACTCTTTATTTTCATTTAATATTGTTATAGAACGTATTTTATCACCGGCGCCGTTTAATAAATCATAATCTATCACAGCCATTTTACTATAACTATTATTAGAAAAAAATATTAAAAGTTTAGAACAAAAGTAATGATTTAAATTATCTTTTACTTTAATGTAAGTTCCTTTGGATTTAATTAGGGGTCTAATGGAAGGGTTGATGTTCAGTATAATCATGATGCTCTTAAATATGTTTTATGCAAAAAATGCTATTAAATTTCTAAATGCTCTTAAATATTACAATAGTTATTAAGTACTGTAATTATATTATATATTAAAAAACGACGCTTCCTAACGTAAAAATTGACTACTATTTAACGATCCAGTTTTAAGTATTTGGAGTTGTAATACAATAGTACCCATTGACTTGACTGGTTCAATATAAGTATCTAAAACACCGATTCCTGAATCTATAATTTCTGGAGTATTATTAGATTCATCCATAATATTTTTAAATTCATATATTCCGGATTTATTTTTAAAAGTATTACAAATTTTGTTTGCTGCATTTACTATTTTACGTCTTATTTCTACTGTATTAAATTTCCATTGATAATTTAGTAACATTTGACGCATTTCATATTCAAGTTCAATTAATAATTCTCTAACACTAATATATTGTATTGCGTTTGAGAAACTATATGATGTATTATTTGAATAGATCCAAAATTGTCCTTTATTATTTGACGTTAATGGATTTAAATGAAAATGATGTAATGAATTTAAATCAGATTCATTAAAACTATATTCTAAATCTCCTATATCATTAACTAAACCATAATTAATACCTGCAACAGCTGACCATATTTGTCTACCAGTATTAATATATTGCCATTTTTTTTCTACAAAAGTACTTGCAACCCACGCTGAAGGTGGAACAGACATAGTGTGCCCAGTTTCTAAATCATTTATTATTATATTTGGAAAAAAATATGCAATATGAGAACTTTCATCACCATCTAATAATGAAAAAACAAATGCATTATTATTTTGTTTAACACCACCACTAGTAAACAAATTAATATTAAAATTTCCATTAACACTGAATGAAACATTTGGATTTTTAATAAATTGTTTAACAGATGGAAGATTTATAAATCCAAATGAATTATGTTCTTTACATATTTGAGCTAATGGTCGTTTAACAGTTGTATCAAATCCAATTCCATATGAATCTACTAAATATCTCCAAGTAATGTTATTTTTATTTGATATTGCTTTAAAAATACCTGTATCAGGGTTCATTACAGATAAAATTTCTTTTAAACGTTCATCAGTTCCATCTGGCATACTATCATCTGTAATTGTAAATCCTTTAAAATTAGTTCCTTTATATGTTAATATCCAATCATCAATAGGTAAATATAATTCTGCGATTTTTTCTTCTATTTTAATTGAACCACTAGTTGAAGTATTATCAGTTATAAAACTTAATATTGATATAAATATTGAACTATCTGATTCTACATATAAATATTTTCCTTCATCATCATATTTATGAATGTCTGTTATTCTTCCTAAATTTCTAACTAATTCATCTTCATTTGTTGAATAACTTGTATTTATTCTAATTAAATCACCAATATTAATTTTACCAGCATATCTATCATAATCCAATAATAAAGTTCTTTCATTTATAATATATTCTATTTCTAGTGTTTTATGATAATTTTCTTTAACTGTTGATGTTGAATATTTATATAAATAATCTTTATTTAAAGAACTATATTTATATTGTACAACTAAATTTCCAGTGTCTTCATCTAAACTAAATTCCAAATAAAATTCTTTAGATGCATCATATATTATTAATTCTTCTAAATATTCTGTTACGATTAATTCATTAATAATTAATGTTATTTCGTCATTTTGTTCTTCTTTATATAACACTGAATAAATTCCATCATTATATTCAGTGTTAACGATATAAATTTTATCTGTAAATAAATTTATATCTGAATTATTAAATTTTATTTTATTTTTCCCATTTTCACTTATAAATTGAACTTGTTCAACATTATCTATTTCTTTAAATATTCTATCACCAGTATTTATTTCATTATTATAATATTTCTTATATAAATCTGAATCTTGTCCAAATACACCACCATTTTCAAACATATATGGTGATGCAGTTGTTGTAGCTTGAGTTTCCTCCTGTAATAATAATTCATAATCATAAAAATACATTGAAATATATCCATATGTTAAATATTGTAAATCAGCAATATTAGCACTCTTATTTTCTATTTCAATTGACACTATTATATTTTCACCATCTTCAATTATATTATATTTTTCTATAATTTGTTTAGTTCCGCCTGTAGGAGAAATTGCTGATGGATGATCAAGAACAATTGTTTTACCAGGATTTATTCTTTCTATCATATAATTATACAAATAATATGTTCTATTTTGAATATAATCTCCATTTATAACATTTTTAGCACCTTTAAATATAATATCTAATTTATATGGTAATTCATCTATACCAGATAATACAATTTTATTTAATGCTGATGGATCATGTATATCACTAAAAGCTGGAATCCAGCCAGGTATAAATGAGTTATTAACTTCATCATATTCAGTTGTTAACACAATTGGATGTAATATAGTAGATATATCTCCAGTTATTTTCAGTGATATTTCATAATATGCTAATACAAGTTCTTTAGACGCATTTATAGCAGGTAAATGTAACGCAGCATTATTTGAATTTGTTATACTGGTTCTAAATTCTATTCCTTCTTCAGTTAAAACTACAATAAGTGCAAAATGACTATCTTCAACTAATAATTTATTTAATTCAAGCAAATATTCTGGTGTTTCAGATAATATTATTTGTTTTCCATTTAATATTGCATAACTATCATTAGAAACACTTAAAGGAGTAACTAAATATGATGTAGTTTGTGATAATATTAAAGGTTTCATAAATGCATTATGAACATATCCTTCAGTCATTAAATTAGTACGTCCATATGACCAATTTGGATCACCCCAACTATCACTATCAGTTTCTAATTTTTTTTCAGGTAATATTATTGTATTTGTCAATATGTCATCATATGACAAATATTTAATTGCAAATGTGTCTTTATCTACCAAATGTTGTCCATTTAAATCAACTAAACCATTTGGATAACTTGTTTCAAATCGATTAATATCAAATGCAACAAATAAACCTGTATTAACAGTATACCTATTTACTATTGTTTCTATAAAAATATCTTCTTTAGAATTATTATTAAAATATGGAATTAGCGATACTTTATAATCTGCAATCACGTTAACAGTTTTATTTAATAAAAACTCATCTAGCGCTTCTTTAATTAATCCAGTATTATTAAAATAATTTCTATATGTAGAATCAACGCTTAAACTTCTATAATCTGTAAAATCACCACCAACTGCAATAAAACGAACAATATAATCATTTACTAAATCTTTTGGATGTAAGTATTCAGGAACACTATTTTCTCCTTCATACCAATCTTCAAATGTTACATCCATGTCACTAAAAGTACTTTTAACTATAAAAATAGTTAAAGATTTATTTCCATAATTTACAACATGTAATATAGTTTTATCTGGATTTACTCCATATATTTCTGCATTATGTAATATTTGTTCTGTGGATCTTAACCAAAATCCAGTTCTATCAAACATTTCTGGATATGGTGTTGACATAACATTATCATTAAATATATTTGTTGCGCATGAATAACTTTTCCACTCCAATATATCTTTATCTGAATCTGTTTGTAATAAACTTAAACAATAACACGGACCATTTTCTAATAATTTTTCACACGTTCTATGAAAATATGAAGATTTACGTTCTAATCTTGAATCTGTTTCGCCAAAAGTCTGTCTAAATTGATTCAAATTTTCTACAAATACTGGTGCATTATGCGGACCTTGTTTACTACTTCCAACTACTAAATATACTACTCCATGAAAACTCGTTCTTGAATACATTGAACGATCATTTTCAACAATATATACTCCTGGATTTGGATATAAATTCTGTATACTCACTAAAAAATATCATTTTTATTATATATTCAAATTTAATTAACATAAAATAAAAAATAATGTATGACAATGTGTCATAGTTTTAAACTTTGGCACAATTATTGTATATAATATTAATAAAAAAATATAAATAAAATGGGAAAAATAATTGGAATTGACTTAGGAACAACTAATAGTTGTGTATCAATAATCGAAAATGGTAAACCAGTGGTTATACCAAACAGTGAAGGTAAAAGAACTACACCATCTGTAATATCATTTGATAAAAAAACGGGTGAACGTAAAATAGGCGATGCAGCAAAAAGACAAGAAATTGTTAATGCTGAAAACACCATATATTCTATTAAAAGATTTATGGGTAAAAAATATAAAGATCTTAAACAAGATACTTTAAACGTTCAGTATTCTGTAAAAGAAAAAAATGGACTACCAGTTGTAAATGTTAATGATAGAGAATATACTACTCAGGAACTTTCTGCAATGGTACTTCAAAAAATGAAAAAAACTGCTGAAGAATATCTTGGACAAGATGTTACAGAAGCAGTAATTACTGTACCAGCATATTTTAATGATAGTGAACGACAAGCAACTAAAGAAGCTGGTGTTATCGCTGGTTTAGATGTTAAAAGAATCATTAATGAACCTACTGCAGCTGCATTAGCATTTGGTCTTGATAAAGAAAACAAAAGTATGAAAATCGCAGTATTTGACTTTGGTGGTGGAACATTTGATATTTCTTTATTAGATATGGGTGATGGTGTATTTGAAGTATTATCTACATCAGGTAACAATCAACTTGGTGGTGATAATATTGACCACGCAGTAATGAACTGGATTGTTGATGAATTCAAAAAAGAAAATGGAGTTGATTTATCTAAAGATGTTATGGCATATCAACGTGTTAAAGACGCAGCTGAGAAGGCTAAAATAGAGTTGAGTGCTTCAACTCAAACTGATATTAACTTACCATATGTTACTACAGTAGACAATGTACCAATGCACTTAGTAATGACTCTGACAAGGGCTAAATTTGAATCTTTAATTGATGATATCGTTAATAAGACAATAGAACCTTGTAAAACCGTATTAAAATCATCAAGTGTTAAAAAATCTGATATTGATGAAATTATATTAGTTGGTGGTTCAACTAGAATTCCGTATGTACAACAAAAAGTTGAAGAATTTTTTGGTAAAAAATTAAACAAAAAAGTAAATCCAGATGAAAGTGTTGCAATTGGCGCAGCTATTCAAGGTGGAGTTCTTGCTGGAGAAGTAGAAGATGTATTATTATTGGATGTAATTCCAATTTCATTAGGAATTGAAACAATGGGAAGTGTTTTTACAAAACTTATTGATGCAAATACTACTATACCAACTAAGAAAACTGAAACATTCTCAACTGCTAGTGATAATCAAGCGTCAGTTGAAATTCACATTTTACAAGGTGAACGTCCAATGGCAAGAGACAATAAAACTCTTGGTAGATTTCATTTGGATGGTATTCCACCATCTCCTAGAGGTGTTCCTCAAATTGAAGTTTCATTTGATGTATCAGCAGATGGTATTTTAAATGTTACTGCTAAAGATAAAGGAACTGGTAAAGAACAAAATATTCGTATTGAAGGTTCTTCTAATTTAAATGATGAAGAAATAGAAAGAATGAAACGCGAAGCTGAAGAACATGCTGAAGAGGATAAGCTTGAAAAAGAAAAAGTAGATAAATTGAATTCTGCTGATAGTTTAGTATTTCAAACTGAAAAATTTCTAAAAGATAGTGAAGATAAATTATCTGATGAAGATAAAACATCTTTAAATGAATTAATTGAACCTTTAAAAGAAACAATTAAAGATAAAGAAATGGATAAGCTTGAAGAACAACAAAAAGCACTTCAAGATAAAATGACTGAAATTGCAACTAAAATGTATCAAGAAAATGGTGGAGCTGAAGGAGCGAATCCAATGGAAGACATGTTTAATGCTACTGGAGCAACACCACCAAATGGTAGTGCGACTAATGAAGCTGAAGATGTAGATTTTGAAGAAGTAAAATAATTTACATTTAAATATTTTTAAGCTCTTTCTTTTTGAAAGAGCTTTTTTATTTTAATT